GCAACACACACCATGATTGAATCTTTTCACAAGTATGAAGAACTTCCGTTAGTTAGCACAGGTTGCGATAGTTATGCTAGTTGGATGCCCGAATTTAAAGATTTATCGCCTATGCTTACAACAGACGCCATCGCAGATAGGATCACGGAGATACTGCCCTTTAACGAATGGCAGGACGAGCACTTAGTTATCACCGGCGGCGAACCGTTACTAGGTTGGCAACGTGCTTATCAGGATTTGTTAGATCATCCTAAGATGTCTAAGTTAAAAGAAATTACTTTTGAAACTAACGGTACTCAAAAACTAAATCCAGAATTTAAAAAATATTTGCTTAACTGGGGTATGGAAAATCGTGGGTATCATAAACTAACATTTAGTGTTAGTGCCAAATTAAGTTGTAGCGGAGAATTAAGACACGAAGCAATACGTCCAGATGTTGTTTGTGAATATCAGGAAGTTGGACACACCTATCTTAAATTAGTTATTGCCACAGAAGAAGATGCCGAAGAAGCATTAGAAACTGTAGATATCTATCGTGCTGAGGGGTTTACTGGACACGTTTATCTAATGCCAGTAGGGGGCGTTGAAAGTGTTTATGCGCTAAACAATCGTCGTGTTGCAGAACTAGCGATGAAAAATGGATTGCGATACAGTGACAGACTACAAGTACCGTTATTTAAAAATGAATGGGGAACCTAATGAAGAAAATTATTAAAAAAATATTTGGAATAGACAAGATCGAAGCACAAGCCGAAAGATCATTGGCTATTGCCGCAGAGGCCGCTGAAACTGCAACCAAAGCAACCAAAGCCGCTGAACGTGCTAAACAAGCAGAAGAAACTGCTAAACAAACTCCTAAACAACGTGCCACTGCCAAAGGCGAGCCGTATATTGCTGTTTTGGAGACACACGTTAACAAAGAAAATCTGCGTAACGGCTTTTTGGAACTTGACTGGAACGATGAGTTTGTGTTACAATTGAAACAACAAGGTTATGGTTTCGATGGTGATCCGGACGAAGAGATTGTAGATCGTTGGTTCAGAACATTGTGCAGAGACATTGCCGGAGAAGAAGGAGTTGATATGACCGAGAGAGGCGCTGGTTATATCAACGTTAAGAAAATCGCTGAAGGTAAATCGGAAGTTTCATGACATATATTATAGTTGATACTGCTAACACATTTTTTCGTGCTCGTCACGTTATTAAAGGCGATGCTGACATTAAGTTGGGCATGGCCTTTCATATTACTTTAAACAGTATCAAAAAGGCATGGCAAGACTTTGGTGGTAGCCATGTAGTGTTCTGTCTCGAAGGTCGCTCGTGGCGTAAGGACTACTACGAGCCTTATAAGCGTAATCGAAGTGATGCCCGTGCGGCACTTACTGTAAAAGAACAAGAAGAGGATCAACTGTTCTGGGAAAGTTTTGACATGTTTAAAACTTTCATCGAAGAAAAGACCAACTGCACTGTGTTACAACATAAAGAATTAGAAGCAGATGATTTGATAGCAGGATGGATTCAAAGTCATCCTAGTGACAAACATGTAATCATTTCGACAGATAGTGATTTTTATCAATTAATATCTCCTAACGTAAGTCAGTATAACGGTGTACAAGAACATCATATTACCTACGAAGGCGTTTTTGATAAAAAAGGTAAAATGGTCATAGACAATAAAACAAAAGAACCTAAGGCTATTCCTGATCCTAAATGGCTACTTTTTGAAAAATGTATTCGTGGCGACAGTAGCGATAACGTCTTTAGTGCGTATCCTAAGGTTCGTAAAAACAAATTAGAAGATGCATTTAAAGACAAAGATAATCGCGGATTCGCTTGGAACAATCTCATGCTTCAGCGTTGGGTCGATCATAACGGTGACGAACATCGTGTACTAGAAGACTACGAACGCAATCGTCGACTCATAGACTTGTCTGAACAGCCCGCTGATATTAAAGAAAAAATCTTTGGAACTATTAAAGACAATATTGAAAAAGAAAAAAATGTCAGCCAAGTTGGAATTAGACTTTTAAAATTTTGTCAATTATATGATTTGAAAAAGATTTCAGATCAAGCACAGCAATATGCAGAACCACTTAATGCGAGGTATCATCAATGACTGAATTACATGCTAAACCCGTGATAGACGGAAAGTTTTGGATCGTAGAAGATCAAGGAAATAAAGTCGGTATTTTGAAAGTCACTGAACAAAAGAAATATGTGTTCAGTAGCAAAGACAAAGTTGCAACTTTTGATAATAAAAAGAAATTATTTGAGACGTTTGGCAAAGACTTTTTTATTTCGAGAGGGTTTTCGTCTGAAAAAGAAATCGACACAGAAGTACATGGATACTCTACAAGTTCAACTCCGCACAATCCAATGTTCGATGTGCGAAAGAATTTACCATTGTTTACGAAGAGTGAAAAAAGTAAAAGCGTATATTGTGCTGGCTACTACATTATCAAATTTGAAAAAGGATGGGTCAAGAGTTTTTGTCCTAAATTAATCACCATTGAGAGGTATCCCTATGAAGGACCGTTTAAAACAGACATTGAGATGAAACAAAGGCTTTCTAATGCAAAAAGATAATATAAACACAATAGCATTGCAAACTTTTATTAATCAAGTTCGAGGAGCAGAACTTGGTAATCAAAGAGAAATACGGTTAGACATAGCCACTGCAAAAACACTTAGTCATACATTGTCCCTAGTTATGACCAGGTTAGCAGGAAATTACGAAGGTCTAGTACAGGCTGTGCAACGTGTAGAGCCAGAAGTCCAAGTAAAAATGGACGGAGGAAATTGGGACGAAAAGTAATAAATATATGCGTACATAATTTGGATACGCATACTATGAGCAGACCTAGACCCAAGATAATTTTAGAAAACATAAACAAAAATACTTTTAAAAGTAATCAAATCCTCGAGGCCGAGGCCATTTGGGCTGTCTTTTATAAAGGACAGCCTTTTAATTTGAAAAGTCAAGACAGTCTAAGCGGCTATGCTGGAAGCAAATATAAAAAAGTTAGTTTTTCAAATCCAGGCCATGCACTTAATTTGGCTAAAAAACTAAACTCATTATTTGATTCAACAGATTTTAAAGTTGTTAAGTTAACGCACGGCGAAGAAATTTAATGAATCAAGAAACATATACTAAGATTTTTTTGAAAGCAGGCAATTTGGCATTGACTGAAGAAAATATCTTAACGTATTCTAGAAAATGGTTTATGAATAATCGTAAAAAAGAAGAGGGCGGTTTACGATTAACAGAAGACGGTTTTGATTTTCTAAAGACAAATTTGGATCTTAGAGTTTACGAAGTACCGTTTCCTGCAAGTTTGGATTTGAAACCTCAAGTTATTCTTTTTTTGGACAAGTTTATTGACTGTCCATACTTTCTTACTCCTGAAACCATTACGGTTTTGGCAGAGCGAAAAGCATTTGAACTACACTTATTTTCAGGTGATGTTCGCCAATACGGCTTAAACAAAGCCATGACTCGAAAAAAGTCTGCCCAAATCTCCTAAAAGTAGTTGACATTAGTGCCGTTTTGCCATATAATAGTGGTACTGCGAAACAGTTTTAACACACCCTTAACAGGAGCATTTAATGGCAAAAGTAGAAATCATCAATCGGCAAGTTAGCCCAAACGGCGCTAAGAACGCAATCCGCAAAGCGTTCAAAAAGAAGCGTCCAATCTTCCTGTGGGGTCCCCCAGGAATTGGTAAGTCTGATATCATTCACCAAATCGGTGGCGAGATGTCTGCCCATGTTATTGACATTCGTTTGTCATTGTGGGAACCTACAGACATCAAAGGTATTCCTTATTTTGATCCTAATCAAGGTAAAATGGTTTGGGGTAGTCCGAGCGAACTTCCTGACCAAGAATTGGCTAGTAAACATCCGTATGTAATTTTGTTCCTTGACGAGATGAACTCAGCGGCTCCTAGCGTACAGGCCGCGGCTTATCAGTTGATTTTGAACCGTCGTGTCGGTCAATACAAACTGCCAGACAACGTTCTAATCGTTGCCGCAGGTAACCGTGAAGCAGATAAGGGTGTTACTTATCGTATGCCTGCTCCGTTGGCTAACCGCTTCTTGCATTTGGAAATGCGTGTAGATTTTGATGACTGGGCACAGTGGGCTACTAACAACCGTATTCACAAAGACGTAGTGGGTTACTGCACTTTTGCCAAGAAAGACTTGTACGACTTTGATCCAAAATCAGCAAGCCGTAGTTTTGCTACTCCCCGTTCATGGAGTTTCGTCAGCGAGTTGTTGGAGGAAGACGACACCGACGACACTACAATGATGGATCTTGTCAGCGGTGCTGTTGGCGAAGGTTTGGCTATTAAGTTTATGGCTCATCGCAAGATTGCCAGCAAGATGCCTAAGCCTGAAGACATTTTGGCAGGCAAGGTTAAGAAAATGGATTCGAAAGAGATTTCGGCCATGTACTCTTTAACTGTATCTTTGTGCTATGAATTGAAGGATGCGGCCGATAAGAACGATAAAAAGTTCAACGATATGGTCAACCATTTCTTCCGTTTCATGATGGATAATTTTGAAACTGAGTTGGTGGTCATGGGTACCAAAGTTGCTCTTACCCAATATCAACTGCCTTTGGATCCAGACGAGATCGACTGCTTTGACGAGTTCCACGACAAGTACGGTAAGTACATTGCGGCGGCACAAGACAAGGGCCGTTAATCCAAAAGAGAAAGGGTGCAGGAATGCACCTTTTTTCTTGACTAAGTAGTCAAAAGACAGTATAATATATACATTGTAAACAGGAGCATTTATGAGTTATCTAGATCCCATCGTTGATAAAATTGTTGTAGCCCGAGTAGGCTTACTGCTACGTCATCCATTTTTTGGTAATATGGCTACCCGTATGAAACTAGTTGACGCTAGTGATTGGTTGCCTACTGCCGCTACTGACTTCCGTAACTTTTATTACAATCGCGAGTTCTTTGAAAAGATGACTCCTCGACAAGTAGAGTTTGTTGTTGCTCACGAAATTTTGCATTGTGTGTTTGATCATATGATGCGTGTGGAAGGTCGTGATCGTCAAATTTGGAACATTGCCGCTGACTACTGCGTTAACGGATTGTTGAAGCGTGAACGTATCGGTGATGATCCTCCTGTTAAATTCTTCCATGACCGCAAGTACGACGGTTGGAGTGCTGAACAAGTCTACGACGAAATCTACAACAAGTATGACGAAGAACAACTTAAACAATTGGGCGAGATGTTGGATCAACATTTGGATGGTGAAGGTGACGGCAAGGACGGACAGCCAAAGCACAGTCAAGAAGAATTGAAAAAGATTCGCGACGAAATCAAAGAAGCAATGATTCAAGCCGCGCAAGCCGCAGGTGCTGGCAACGTGCCTGGAGAAATTGGTCGCATGATCAAAGAAATGACAGAACCTAAAATGAATTGGCGCGAACTGTTGCGTCAACAAATTCAAAGTACTGTTAAAAATGATTTTTCATTCTCACGTCCTAGTCGCAAAGGTCAAATGACTGGTGCAATTTTGCCAGGCTGTAACTTTGATACTAGTATTGATATCTGTGTGTCTTTGGACATGTCAGGTAGTATTACTGATGCTATGGGTGCAGACTTCCTCGGTGAAGTTAAAGGCATCATGGAAGAGTTTAAAGACTTTAACATTAAAATTTGGTGTTTTGATACTCGAGTATATAACGAGCAAGACTTTAATAGTTACACCGCAGACGAGATTTCCGAATACGAAATCATGGGCGGTGGAGGTACTGACTTTACCTGTAACTGGGATTACATGAAGGAACACGATATTAACCCTAAAAAGTTTATTATGTTCACAGACGGTTATCCTTGGGACAGTTGGGGCGACGAAGATTACTGCGATACTATCTTTATCATCCACGGTAACGATACTATTGTTCCTCCGTTTGGAACTCACGCTTACTACGAACCACCTAGTCAAAAATGAGTTTAGCAGATAAAGTTAATCCACTCAATGTTTTGGATTGTAGGGAACTGCGCGATCCTCCCTTGCATTTTCATTATCTTTATTTAGATTTGAAATACAATACCCAAAAGCATATACACGAGTGGATTAACTTGAATCTTAGAAATCGATTCTATGTTGGAGAAAGTTTGGTTTTAGA